TCCGGATCGACGGTGATGGTGTCGTTGTCGCTGTAGTCGTCCTGGTCCGTGGGCGTGTAGCCGGCCGCGACCACCCGGATCGGGAATGTGCCGGACAGATGCCGAAAGATTTTGACGTAGCCATAGATCGGGTCGGTGGTTCCGACCAGCACGCCGTCAAGGTAGACCGCCGCATTGGCCACGGCCCCGGCCGTGTGGCGGGCAATGACCGTGATCTTGAAATCGACCAGAGCCACGGAGGCGTCGTCCGGCTCGTCGCTCATGGTGAGGGAAAATTTGTGGGACAGCTCGCCCGCCTGGTAGAGCCAGAACCATTGAGCGCCGGTCGGATCGGTCGGCGCGGACCAGGACCATTCGCGGCAATAGGCCGCCCTGGCGGCCGTGACGTGGACGGTGCCGTACAGCAGCCGCTGCGGATCGGTCGGCACGAGGCAGGCGTGGCCGCGCCGGACGAACAGCCCGGCTTCGGTGATGTCCTCGCCGGCCGTGGCCAGGACCACGACGTTGCCCGCCGCGTTGACGGTGTAGAGCGGCGAATAGGCCAGGATGCGCGTGATGCCGGTCACGGGCCAGTCGAATTGCTGGGCCTTGTTGCCCCCGGCCCACTCGAAATACTTGCAATGGGTCTGGCCGCTGTAGGTGTTGGGCGAGCCGGTGCCGAGATTTTGCGTGCCGGCCACCAGCCGGAACCCGAGCACGCTGGATGCGGTCGGGCCCCACAGCCGGATGATGATGCGCTCGCCCGGGTCAACGGCCGCTTCCGGGATTTCCAGAAGCGTATCCGGACACGAGCTGTCCGCGCCGCAGGACAGGGTCAGGCTGGCCGTGGTGCTCATACGGTCTCCAGGCGCACGGCGGTCAACTGGTAGGGGGTGGCGTCGTCCGGGTCGGCGTAGTCCGTGACAGGGACCGCCTCGACCGGCTTTTCGTCCTGGGTGCGGAAACGCACGTCGAAGACCCGGCCGTCATGGAGCGTGAGCGTGCCGGACCAGCCGACCGTCTCGGCCAGGGCGTGGAGCGATTGCAGATCGGCCCGACTGATCCAGGCGGATTCGCCGCCAAGATCGATGGGACGGCCGACGACCAGCGCGGTCTCGCGCACCATGCGGCGCCCCGAGGCGGTGCGGCCGATCGAGGCCGCGATGGGAACGAAGTCGAATTCGTTGGCCCATACGCAGTCGTCGGGCAGGGTCAGGCCGGCCAGGGTGATGCTCATCTGACATTCACCCCCTGGCGCCGCAGTTCCTTGGCCAGCTCGCGAGCCGTGGAGCGGGCAGCGCGGGTTTCGTAGCTCTTGCCGCCGATTTGGAGATTGAGTGTCGCGGAATAGGATTCGCCGGAAGACATCGAGGACGGGCCCATGGCAGCGGCGGTCTTGGCCGACGCGGTGAGGCCGGCCACGCCGCCGTCGGCGTAGTGCGGCAACGCGTCCAGGAACCCGGGCAGGTCCATGGCGTTGAGGGCCTGCAAGGCCTTGTCGGAAATGAGCCGGCGCATGGCCGGCAGATTGATGACGCCTTCTCCAGGGGTGAGCGCGGCCAGAATCGAGTCCTGGCCCGGCACCGCGCCGGGCAGCATGGGCGCCACGCCGCCGTCCTCGAACCGGGGCAGGCCCGGGAACAGGTCGGCCAGTCCTCCGCGAACTCGGCCGCCGGCCGCGAAATGCTTGAGCAACGCCTTGACCGGGCCGCCGTCGCGCAGCCAACTCGTGAAACCGGAAATGCTGTAGGTCCCCTCGTCCTCGGCATCGGCCCGGGCCCGAGCTTCCTGGATGTCCAGGTCTTCCATGGCCCGGTCGAAATCCTTTTGCAGGTCGGCCAGGGTCTTTTCGAGGTCCGTGTTGAGGTCGTCGGTGTCCGAATCCGCCTGGGTCTTGGTGCTGGCGGTATCCTCGACCGCCGTCTGCTTGGCGTCGGTGACGCCTGTGCTGTAGTCGGATTGCGCCGTGGCCCAGGTTGCCTTGACCTCCGCGATTTGTGCCTTGGCGTCTTCTATGGCCGAGCGCAAGGATCGATCTTCAGAGATGGCAGACGATGAATAGTCTTTATAGGGGGACCATTTCCATCGTGTTGGGATACCGTAGGAAAAAGAACTGAGATATTGCTTTTTGTATCGCGTTACATAGCCACCAGAATCATAATATTGGATTACAGGAACTGTCGGGGTGTAAGAAAAATCATTATTAAACTGGAATCCGCTCGATCCAGATGTCGAGCTTGATAAAACATTGCTTCCTTCATTATTCGTTGACGAAAATGAAAGACCTGAATTATATAAAAATGCTTTATAGGCAGCGGCCGCATCATTATATTGATCTTGTGCATCCGCCAAGTCTTCCTGGTACTGTTTTTGCGCCGCCTGCAACGTCTCTTGCAATTCTTTGAGCGTGCTCGCCAGTTCCTCGGCGATGCTGTCCAGGTCCTCCTGCTCCTGGGTGAGCAGATCGGCCAGGTCGTCGTCGTGGTTCGCTTGAGCTTCGGCCACGGCCTCGTCGTAGTCCTCCTGGGTGCGAGTGCGCTCCAGGGCGATGTCGGCCAGGGTCTCGTCCAGGTCGCCGCCGGTGGCGAATTTGAGGCTGGCGGCATGGCGCAGGCCGTTGAGGCGACCCAGGGCGGACGTGCCGCGCGCGGTCATGGCGTCACGCTTGCCGGCCAGCGGCGTGGTCATAGCCCGGAACGCGGCCGGTTTGGCCACGGCAATGGCCAGGGGCGCGGGAGACGTGGGCGCGACCGGCGCTTCCGGGGTCGGAGTTGCAGCCTCGACCGGCGCCGGCGCGGCCGGCCTGGCCAGGCGCAATTGCTCCAGCCAGTCCGGGAGCCGGATGCCGCCCCGGAGCGCGGCCAGATTGCCCAGGGACACCCGGCCGCCGGTCGCGAAATGCGGCACCGCGCCGGACGCAGCCAGGGACTGCAACCAGTCCGCGCCGTAGAGGTTCACGGCCGCCTTGCGGACCACGAACGCGCCTTCGGGCAGCAGGACCGGCTCGCTGTCCTGGTCCCCCACCCCGGGCACGAGACCGGACCGGAACGGCCGAAACACGCCGCCGTCGGCCAGCTTGGGCACGGGCAAGCGCATAGAGTTGACGGCATGGAGCAGCCCGGACATTCGGGACGCATATTCGGGCGGGATGACCACCTCGCCCGGCATGACCATGGCCGGCACCTGGCGCGAGGCCTGACCGCCGGAAGCGTACTGCTTGACCTCTTGGACGTAGATCGTGTGGGTCGAGTGCGTGTCCTTTTTCAGCTCGGTGATCTTGGCGTCGACAATGGTTGTCTCGGGAGAGACCGTGTGCTCGGATGTCGTCTTGGTGGAGGCCAACCTATCCAGGGCCGTGTCCACCTTGCTGGTATCAGCATCGAGCTTTGCCGTAATCGGATTGTTCTTGAGGTCTTCCAGCTCGGCCTTTGCTTCCTGTATCTGCTGCTTGAATGCCTCGGCCGAATCGGCCCAGGCCTGCTTGCCGTTCTCGGCGGCCGATTTCCAGATGTCTCCGGCCTCGCTGGCCAAATCACGGGCGTTTTTCACCGCCTCGCCAATTCCGACCACTTCCTTGCCGGCGCTGACCGACGAAGAGGCCATGGACTCGACTTCCTTGGCCAGCTTGACCGCATTGTCGTAGCCCTCGGCCGTGCCCTTAGCCTCTTCCGTCTTGGCCTTGGCCAACTTCTCGCGCGCCTCGGCCAGGATGTCGCCATAGGATGCAGCCGAATCCATACCCTGGCGATTGATCTCGCGGATCGTTTTGGAGGTGGTTTCCTCGGCGTCACGCACTTCCTGGGCGTAACGCTTCTCCTGGTTGATGGCCTCGTCCAGGCTGGATTTCAGGTCTGACAGCCAACCCTCCAGAGCCTGTTTCTTGGCGGCTTGCAGGTCCTTTTCCGCTTGGGCACGGAGGGCGGCCTTCTGCGTCTCGTTGGCAGCCGATTTATCGATAAGGCTGATTAAAGTGTCATGGGTGGCCTGGGCCACAGCCAATACGGCCTTGTATTTGTCACGCTGAGCAGTCATTCCAGCGGCTGCGGCCGCGCCTTCGGTTGCGGCCAGGGCTTTGGCCTCCTTGGCTTCTTGGTCATAGCGGTCCGCCACCTGGCCGAGATAGGCCGTGCCGGCGGCCTGAGCCTTTTTCAAGGTCTCCTGGAGAGACTTGTATTCCTTGGCGGTCAGACCGACGACTTGGCCGTTTTCCCGCATCTGCCGGGTGATCTCCGGCAGGACGGCCTTCCAGTCCTCCATACTGGCCACGGACAGACCGTACTTCTGGGCCACCTGATTGAGGATCGCCACGGCCTTCTGGTTGGTCTCGTTGGCCTGGGCCTGGAGCTGGGCGGCCATCTTGTTGGCCTGGTTGGTCTTGGACAGCGGATTCAACCACTCGTTGAGGGCCAGGGCCGCATTCTTGTAGCCCTCGACCGCGTCCGGGATGGCCAGGGCCAGACCAACCCAGCCGGCCGCGCCCGCCAGGATGGCTTTCGTGACGGCAATCGTACCGACTTGGGCCGCCGCACTCGCCGTCTTGAAAATATTGAGAACCTGGGCTGCCTTGGTGACTGCACTGAGCAGCGAACCAAACGCGCCCACGGCCAGGTTGAACGCGGCCACGGTGGCCACGATCTTGATGAGGCCGCCGTAATCCGTGACGAACTGCGTCACCATCTCG